TTATATCAATCTTGTCACATACTACATAAACAGGGTAGGTATTATATTGTACATTTTAAAGAATTATTTGCACTTGATGGTAAACCAACCAATTACTCAGAAAATGACCAAGCAAGACGTAATACTATAGCAAATCTTCTATCGGAATGGGGTTTAATTACACTAGTGAATCCAGAATCTTCAAGTGAATTAGTTGTTCCGTTGAATCAACTAAAGATCCTATCTTTTAAAGAAAAAGACCAATGGGATCTTACAGCAAAATATAATATTGGAAGTAAAAGGACTGAAGATGGCGACTAAAACAATAAAGAATGAAACAATAAAATTTTATAAATTACATCCGAATGCTAAACCCCCCATTTATGCAACAGAGGGTTCAGCGTGTTTCGATATTCATGCATGTTTTGATGGACAAGAAAAATATCAAGTTCGACAAGATACTCTAAACAGAGTAATCTTAAAGCCTTTTAGGAACGGAGTTCTTCAGGTTAATAACATGGAAAGAGTAATGATTCCTACTGGATTGATTTTTGATATTCCAGAAGGCTACTCAGTTCGTCTTCATTCTAGATCGGGTTTGGTTTGGAACGAGGGTTTATATCTAACAAATTGTGAAGGTATAATAGATTCTGACTATGTAGATCCTATTTTCGTTATGATGACTAGCATATCTCAAGCTCCAAAAACAATAAATAATGGAGATAGAATATGTCAGGCTGAATTGGTGAAAAAGATATATCATGGTTTAACCGAAATCAAAAAACCACCAGCTCAAAAGACTGAACGAGTGGGTGGATTTGGTTCAACTGGTAAATAGCATAAATGTTATTTGGTCAAAACTTTAATTCAAAAAAAAGGAGTAATTCTATGTTAGAAAAAGCAATAGGCTGGATTCGCAGTCTTACAGAAGCTGGTCTTGCGTTAATCGCATTAGGTGTGGTTCTTCAAATCATTTTTGGAGCAGCTGTTCCTTTCATTGGCATTGATGTCATAGGCTCAGTAGTAAGCCTTGTCAAACAATTGGGCAGTGAAGGACTTGTAGGCCTAGTAGCAATTTGGGTACTTTGGGGAATTTATTCCAAAAAGTAATCATATATAATCTGACAAAGGGTGATTAAATCCACCCTTTTACTTTTTTACATTATGACTAAATACTTTTATAGTAATTGGCAAATTGATGAAAAAAATATGAAGACTAAGTATAAATTGATAGTAAATGGATCGGGAAATTATACTTCAGATTCTTTAAGCAGTCTACTTTGGACTGTTTTAAAACAACGATGTCATCATCTCTTCAAAGGAGAGGGTTGGCACGATTGAGGTTGACCAATAGTGGTAACCTCTAACTTACTTCAAGTCCACGTGCTGAGGATTGAAGTACAATATTAACCTCGCTTTACAGGAGGCCCTATGTTAACATTAGCACCACACACATTCCCCACTCAACAAGACTTACAAAAGATGCTCGGATTCAGCGTTGGATTCGATGAATTTTTTAATCGTCTTACTAATATGGATATTGCTCAATCTGGGTATCCACCATATAATATTCGTAAACTTAATGACTTACAGTATATTGTTGAACTAGCTCTTGCTGGGTTTTCAAAAAGTGATATTGAAATAGAAGTAACTGATGGTATTCTTACCGTTCGTTCTGCTATTGCGAAAGATGATGGGATTGATAATGATGAAAATTTTGTACATCGTGGAATTGCCAAGAGAACTTTTTCTCGACAATTCAATCTGAGTGATGATATCATTGTTAAGAATGCCGACTTTAAAGACGGTATGCTTATAGTGAATCTGGAACGCGTAATTCCAGATGAGAAAAAACCTAGACTAATTCCTATTGGTCAATAGCCCCCGCGGTGTCCCCCAATCCACTAAAATTGGGGGACTATAAATAAAAATATAGATTATTTGTAAATTCGAAGGGTTTAACACAATAAAGGATATACATGGCACAGGCACATAAAGGTAAAAAGAAAGCATCTAAAGCAATGGGAGCAATCTTAAAAGTTCCTAAAAAAGTTGAAAAGACAGCTAAGGTTGCTGTTAAGTATGTCAATCATACACATTGGGATACTAAAGAAGCATTTTTTGCCGCAATACAAAAAACAGGTCTTAGTTCAGATAAAGTTAATGTCAACGCAGAATGGGATCTTTACCAATCAGACACAGAAGGTTACAGAAATCATCTTAAGTTAGAAAATTAAAATAACACTCAATGAAAGTATAAAATGGCACAAATACAAAAAAGAAAAATATTGAAAGAAGTACTTTTTGACGATGTAGAAGAAAAAATAGAATATGAGTTTTTAACCCGCGATCAATTTTTCGCGAAAGTACCACAAAGACCATTGTCAGCACGAGGTATAGAAATGTGGGAAAGATACTTACAAGATCCCAAAGGATTTAAATTTTAGGAGAATATTATGTTACCGTTGTTATTATTTAATGTTATTTCCAGTCTTGTCATAGACAAAGCATCAGATTTAGCAATAGAGCATGTGGAAAGTATGATAGACGATTTGCTTCCAGAAAGTGCTAAAAAAGAACTTGATAAGGCTATAAAATCAGATCCAAGTCATGCCTTTACAAACACTAAAGATGCGTTAATGGGTGCGATTGAAGGTAAACTGCCAATAGTCAAAGCAGATGGAACAATTAAACCAGTAGAAATGACATTTACAGTTAAATATAATCCCAATACCGGAACAATTGATATAGGTAAATCCTAGGAAAATATTATGACAATCAAGACACCATCATTTAATGGACACCTAACAAAAAACTTTGGGTATCAAGAAATGATAAAAAGCTCAACCGCCGACCGATTGGGAATTTCAAATGATGCATCAAGAGAACATGTTATCAATTTAGTTAATCTCTGTAATTTTATTTTACAACCAATAAGAGAAGAGTTTGGAATTATTCGTATCAATAGTGGATATCGTTCTCCAGCACTGAACAAGGCTGTGGGTGGTTCAAAAACAAGTCAACATTGTAATGGCCAAGCAGCAGATTTTGAATCTACAAAAATTTCAAATCCAGACCTCGCAAAATGGATTTCTGAAAACTTAATATTTGACCAACTCATTTTAGAATTTTATGATGGAGTTGACCCAAATAGTGGATGGATACATTGTTCTTATGTTCTTGATGGGAACAACCGCAGTAAAACAATGACGGCTCTAAGAGTCAAAGGGAAGACCCAATATAAGACAGGCCTTCTCTCATAGGAGAAGATGTGAAAAAAGTAAGAAATTTCCTAATAGAACTTATCCTCAAAATATATCTCCAAGTATTATTTTTATTTGGTGCATATTTTGGGCGAATTCGATGGATTGACAAACAGGTCAAATTGTGTTATAATACATTTGACAACTTAGAAATCCCTTATCAAAAATATTATTAATGTTTTATACTAATGTACAACCTCATGGTAATTTCATTGCTTTGAGGGGTGTTAATGCACGTGGTGAATCTTTCAAAGAAAAATTGAACTATGAACCTATCCTATTTGTAGAATCTCATAAACCTCAAAATCCTCAATGGAAAACCCTAGATAATCGGAATGTTGCTCCTGTGAAGTGGGGTTCTATGAAAGAGTCCCGCCAAGCCATGAAAGAGTATGGTGGTAAAGTTTTTGGGTTTGATCAGTTTCAATATTCTTTTATTTCTGATAATTATCGTGGCATGGTAGACTATGATTTAGATAAGATTAAAATTGGATATATTGATATTGAAACAAGTTCTGAATATGGGTTTCCAGATGTAAGAAATGCCAATGAAGAAATTCTGGCTATCTCTTATCGTTGCGGCAAAAGTTTCAAAACGTATGGTTGTCAGGAATATACGCCAGGAGAAGGTGTTGAATATATTCATTGTGAAAATGAAACAAAGTTACTAGAAAACTTTGTCCTTGATTGGAGTATGAATTATCCAGACATTATCACTGGTTGGAATTCAAGGTTTTTTGATATTCCATATATTGTCAATCGTATAGTCAAGGTTCTTGGTGAGAAAATGGCTAAAAAACTTTCACCGTGGGGTTGGTATAAAGAGAATGAAATAAATCTATTCGGCAATAGAAAACAGCAAGTTTTTGATTTGGTTGGAATTTCAAGCATTGATTACATGGATGCTTACAAAAAATTTACCTATGTCAATCAAGAATCTTATTCTTTGAATCACATTGCTTACGCAGAATTGGGTGAAAAAAAATTAGACTATTCAGAATATTCTTCATTGCATGAACTATACAAAACAAACTTTCAAAAGTTTGTTGACTATAATGTTCATGATGTTGTCTTGTTGGAAAGACTAGAAGAGAAGATGAAACTCCTGGAGATGATTATTTCACTAGCTTACATGGCTAAATGCAACTTTAATGATGTGTTCAGTCCTGTAAAGATGTGGGATTGTATTATTTTTAATCATTTGAAAGATCAACAAATTGTTGTTCCCCCAAAGAAATATGAGATTAAAACCGAGGGGTATGAAGGTGCTTATGTGAAAGATCCTCAAATTGGTCGGCACAAGTGGGTTGCTAGTTTTGACTTAAACAGTTTATATCCGCACCTGATAATGCAGTACACAATTTCCCCCGAGAACCTAATCGGTGATGATCAAATCCACAATAGAATGAAAACCCTGGAAACTGGTTTAACAGAAATGTCAAAGGAGGACATAAAACAGGAATTAGCCGATTGGGCACATATTCTTGAGAAGAAACGAAGTATATCTGTTGACCAGTTTCTTGATAAAAAGATTGACTTTTCCCCGTTAAAACGACTGAATCTTACCATGACTCCAAATGGTTCTTTGTATAGTCGTAAGAAACAGGGGTTTCTTCCTGCTCTCATGGAAAAGATGTATACAGATAGAGTTAAATATAAGAAACTACTGATTGCGGAACAAAAGAAAGGTAAGGCTGCAAATACTAACAAGTTGGCACAGTATCACAATATGCAGATTAATTTAAAGATTGCTCTTAACTCAGCTTACGGGGCTCTTGGCAATTCATGGTTCCGCTTTTATGATGTGAGGAATGCTGAAGCCGTATCAGTTGCGGGTCAACTTTCCATTCGGTGGGCTGAGAAAGCAGTCAATCAATATTTAAATAAAATATTAGAAACAGATAATAATGATTATGTTCTGGCTTCCGATACCGACAGTTTATATGTCTGTTTAGATTCGCTCGTACAACGGGTAGGCCTTACAGATACAGATAGAATAATAGAATTCATGGATAAGGTTTGTGAAGACAAAATTCAAAATGTGATTGATAATTGTTATGATGAACTGGTTGAATATGTTAATGCATTCGAAC